TTCCTGTATTCCTGCCTCAGGATTCTTGAGATCGATGACCTTGTGATAATAAAGTCTTCCGTCAATATACCAGTTTCTGTAAATTTCGTGAGATTTCTTATCAAAATCCAGAAGTTCTAAAATATGCTTGAACTCCTGTCTTATTTTCTTTTTAATACCGTCGCTAGCATTTAAATTATCCAGATCAATTTGAACTGGACTATCATTGGTATCGCTTACAATTGCTTCATTTACAATATCTTCGATGGCGCTATCACACTCTGGATGTAGCGCCATCTCTCGATATCTTTTAATTAAATCAAACTCTGTTCTATAAACTCCTTCGATATCGACATACGAACCAAAAAATCCACTACTTAAATAATGGTCAACCCCGTCCTCATTATTTGGAGGAACGGGGGAAATTGTAGTATCTGATAATGGTTCGTTATCTTCAATCGAAAAACCAAATAGTCTCGCCATAATTTAAATAAAAGATCTATACTGCTCTTTCTATTTATCCTTCTGCAGTATTGCTACCTGGACGCTCAGGATACCAGTACTGAACTTGGAATTCTACTGTGAATTCTTCAATAGTATCTGTAGTATCGTATGATAAATCAATAGCAGAAATACTAGTTGGGAAAATATCCTTGAACTTATATTGTGCTAGAACAGATGCAGCTCCACCTGTACCGGTACCAGTTTCTCTTCCTGGGGTTTTTCCACTAAAGAAATCTGAGTTACCACCATTTTGAGTACCTCTACCAAGTTGTACAACGGTAGCATCGGCCATATAGTCATTAGGTGAGGTCAAACCACTATGATCAGAATACTGACCTATGTTTTGCATCCATGCTTCAAATGCTCTTCTATATTGGAAATCTTCATCGTTAATGACGGTGATAGTCCAAGTATCAAAGGTTCTATCACCAGCAACTTTCATGGTTCTACCACGGAAAGGAACTTCGATAGGTGAGATGTTTGAAGCAGGTAAAGCAGCTGCCTTACATAAGAAAGTGAATTTTTCAGCATCAAATTGACCATCGCCATCGCCTTGTAGACCTAGATCTACTCCAGCAGCTGCGCCAGGTACATTCATAGAAACTTCAAATAGATTGGGGCGTGCGCCGCCGCCAATTAGTTTTGATTTAAATTGTGAAAGACTTTTGAGAGTAGCCATTTTTTAATCCTCCTGTTTAATTAATTTATTGACATGATCAAACAGATCCAGCAACTTCTTCAAAGCTTACGCCAGTTCTGGTTGCAACGAAGGTTAGAGTTACATAGTTAATTGATTTAGCTGGTTTCAGGAAGATATCAGCTCTAAACTCATTATTATCAATCACATCTGGAGTATTATTTGTTGCATCACAACGAACGAAGAATCCATATAGACCTCTCTTCGCTTGAACATCACGTAAATATGGTTCAACGATATTGATGAAGTTTGCTCTTGTAATCTCATCATTCAGTTCGAAGAGTTGTGCCTCAGCAGTTCTTTCGAGTGCTTGCTCTACAGTTAAGAAGAGACGGCGAACATTAATTCTATCAAATGCGGACGCATATCCTAGAGCAGTCTTATCTCCAAATAGGAGAATACCAACACCTGGTTTGTTGATAACTGAGTTAATTCTCTGGGGATAAAGTTGGTCTCTCTGTGCTTTGTTAGGATTATATGCTAGTTTAATAGCATTGTTCAGAATGCCTCTTTGTTGTCCTGCTGGCGAGAACCAGGGATATGCGAAGATGGAAGTTCTTACACACAGACCGGCAACATCAGCGTTACATGGGATATAACGGAATCTGTTGTTAAAGCGGTCAAAGGTGTACTTATATCCAGAATCAAAGATTGCATATGATGAGGATGCAAGTGGTGAGAAGAACTCTAGAATATTATCAGTCTGAGTATCTGAATTTGTAATATCAACAACATCTGCGCGATGTGGTGAAATTACAGCAACACAGTCCTTTCTATTATTAGCAATAGAAATTAGTTGATTTGCCTTTGCTTGTGATTCAAACTTGTTTCCTAATCCAGGACCCATGATTAGGTAGTCAACTGCAATTTCGTCTCTATTTGCAAATAGATTATATGAAGTGAACAGATCACCTAAAGTTGCAGTCATTCCACCAGAGTTGGAATAATCCTTTCCACCACTGAGATTATAAGTTACGTTTCCAAGTGCGCTGTAGGTTCTATCCTGAGCGTCCAAGTTCCATAAACCTTGTGCTGTTGTATTTGCAGTAAATCCAGAGCTAAATCCGGTTGGAACTACATCCTCATTTACGTTTAGGTCGTCTGATGGATTATCTCCAACATAAACATACTTGGAGAATACTGCAAGATAATTCTTCCACCAAATCTTCTGTGGAGAATTAACTGCGGAAATAGCATCAGTTGCCTTAGATAAACCAATGAATTTTTCAAGTAAATTTCCTTGAATACCAGTCACAGAACCAGTATCATCTACTACTACAACGTGAATTTCATCACTCTTAGCATTTCTATCTACCGCATACTGTGAAGTACCTGGTTTAGGAGCAATTGATCTCCAGAAAATGCTTGTGTTAGTAAGATTTAAAGTTTGTTGGTCGTACCAATCTAAGATGGGATTATTTCCAGTGTTAATAGATACGCTTGTAGTAGCGAAACCAGCATTAGTTAATACGTTAACCGTCAGTGAACCACCTGAGGTGGCTGGTTTAAAGGATCTTAGTTGTGAAAGTTGAGCATATTCAACTTTAGTTTCAGTTCCTGCAGTATCTACAACAGAGACAACCTTTACATCTAAAGTGCTTGCTCCGATTCCAGTAACAATACCCTTAAGATAACCATTGAAAAGTGAGGTAGTTCCTACACCTGCAGATGGAACATTAGTTAAAACTGTGGTTACTGCATATCCAACTTGAGTAAGTGCTGTTGCGGCAGATCCAACATAAAGAGTTTGGTCCGCTTTATCATCAATCACACATATCTTAAGATTGTTTGCCCAGGAACCAGGACTCTTAGCGGCAAAGATGTAGTTTGCAATATCATCTGCATAATTTGCCTCATAATCATCAAAATTCTTAATTTTAAGAGTTGGTTCACCTGCAGTTGAAACACCAGCGGAGTTTCTTATTGCATTAGCGTTTACTAGGTTAGTACCATTAGTTCTTGCTACCTTAAGAACGCCACCATAAGAAAGAAAAGAAGATGCACTCATCCAGTACTCATACTGAGCATCTGTCGAAAGTGGTTTTCCAAAAACTTCTATTAACTCGTTTTCTGTAGTAATATCAATTGGGTCATCTACAGGGCCAATTGCAAAGGGTCCAGCAATTGCACCAATATTATCTAATACATTATCAGCTCTTCCTACAGTTAAATCAACCTCCCTGACTAATACTCCAGGAGATAATTGAGGAGTCGCCATGTTTTTCTCCGTAAATCTCAGATTAACTGGAAATATTTATTAAAAAGAGTATTTACAGTGGGGAAATGAGACGTGAATATCTACCAATCAGGATAAATCCAGTCAATCCGTGACGATGGATACTTTTTCTTGCTCACATTAACCCTGTTTATTGTACATTCTTTACATTCATATGCATACGAAGAAGCAACTGCTCCGCGATCTTTGCGTGTTCTGTAAAATCCATCAATTAAATTTTTTGTTTCCCCACATATTCTACATTTCCTATCAGTTAAAAATAAGTGACCTAACTTTATTTGTTTATCTAAATCCATTACATATATTCCCACATGTATGAACGGTCTCCATATTCATCAACATACCACCTATCACCATCATTATCAATAAAACTACTCTCATCCAATCCATCAGATATAAATCCGAATGGGGACATATCTTGTTCTATTTGATTTTTTTGCTCTTCATAAAGACGTTTTCTTACGTCTTGATCCGTAAGTTCTTTGAAGTAATCTTGGGCAACTAACCATGCATAGATTACCAAACACATAGCCAGGTCATCATTGCATCCTTCTTCAGCTTCAAATGAATTATGTTTTTGAATAAAAGTAGTCAACTCTGAAATTATTTCATAATCATTTAGATATAACTTATCCTCTTCAATCATAGTCTTTAGATTAAGACATCCAATCTTCTTTACGGTTTTGGACATCTTAACTCCGAGTTGAGTTTTCTTTCCGGAAAATCCCTGACCAACAATTTGACCTGCCCTACCCCTCATTGAGCACATGAGAAGATTATTATATTCTAGATCATATTGGAGAATACTTGCTACTTGATCTCCTACATCATTCACTTCACATAAAATATACGCATTATTATATGCCGTCGCTGCCTCATGAATTATGCTTGGGAAAAGCATAGGTTTTATTTCATTATTTCTGTATTTTGCAACTACCCTATGAGGAAATTGTGTTATATCGACGATAGCAAATGCAGAATAATCGTTTCCAACACCTCTAGCAACGTCTACAGTTATTAAGTAATCGTGATCTTCTTCTGGATCCAGATAAACATCTAAACCAGCACTACGTGTCTTAGGGTGGTCGTATACAAGGTTTCTGAGTTTACTTGGTGCAATAAGAGTATCTACTGATCCTAAGAATTCGCATTCAAACTCTACTTTAAACTGTTGATCACTTGTATTAGCGATGGTTTGCTTTTTCCATTCCTCATCGCGACCAGGAACTTCTGACCAATGAACATCAGTAAAAATATATTCATTCTTACCTTTTTCTGCGTCATGCCACATTCGGTAGAAGTGATTCATACCGTGTGGCGTTGAAACTATAATAACCTTAGTTTGTTTACCTGAAGTAATTGTTGGATATACTGAAGCGAAAAATGAATCCGCAATATGATTTGGTACGAACGCAAATTCATCCAAGAATAGAATGTTGAATGACATTCCTCGGACAGCGGAAGCTGATGTTGATGCTGCTAAAATTTTAGAACCATTTTCTAGTTCAAGAGATCCCTTGTTCCAAGAAACAATCCCCTGCTGCATCCATTTTGGAAGATTTTCATAAGCAGTCTGCAGTCTATCCAAAAGTTCTCTTGCAGTTGCTGCTTTGTTTGCAAGAATACCTATATTTACATTATCATTAAAAACTGCATAGTGTAAAAGAAAGGAAACTACTGTAGTAGATTTACCTGTCTGTCGAGGCATCTTACAGATATTAAATCTGTTTTCATGAAATCTTCGAACTAGTTTTTCTTGAAATGGATACATCTGAAAAGACTGTAGTCCATGATCAAGAGTTACAATTTTTACATAATTCTTTGCAAAATACACTGGGTCATCTTTACACTTAACAAATTCTAAGATTTGTTCTTGTGTAAATTCAATTGGCGTATTTGCCTTCTTGAGAAGGGGATTGCCTAAGTAAACATCATTAGCCATAATAAAACCTAATTACTAATTACAATTCCATCTACGCAGTGCTTTGTTGATATTGCTATCAGGATCTCTTGCAGTTTTTGCACTTGTTAATTTTGACTTCATACCTTTCATACGGCGGCAAAATGATTGTCGTCTTTCTGCTCTTTTACCTGTTGGATTTTTCTCAGTTACTGCAGTTTGAAGTTTAGAACCTGGATTTTCTCTACGATATGCTTTTACTGCAGCAGGACTTAATCCATCAGTTTTATCTTTCCTATTAACTTCCTGCCAATCTTCATCAATTTGAACCTCTTCGCCCATAGGTTTTACATAATTCTTATTGGGACCCACCTTTGCGGAGTTACCGCCTTGAGGTCCAAACGCTTGAATTAGTGGTTGACCTGGTTGAATTTCTGAAACATAATGATTAACTAATCTAGATCCAGGATAGACTTTCTGGAGTTCAGTAGTCAGTTCAGATCTTGAAGGTAACTTAACCTGGGGGAAGAACATTTTAACACTATAATATTTCCCTCTCCACGAAAGAGTAACTGCAATCACATTTCCAGTTTGTGCTTGAAGTCTGGATGCCTCATCAATTTGAGATTTGAATCCTTTAATTGGTTCCGGTTTAATCAGATCTATAACTTCAGCGAAGGTATTTCCCTCAGCATCTTCTAGGGTAACATCTTCTGACTTCACACATCTATTATATTTTTTTCCGAATAAGGTCTGAGTTCCTTTCTTTTTATAACCAGGCCAGCATTTCATTTCGTCGAAAGATGCTTGCTCTTCCATTTCGCCACTATCAATATAATCTGCTGCAGTATCAATATAATCCGCTGCTTTAGTAATTTTTGATTGAACCCATGCTTCAAGATCTCCCTCACCCATTTCAACTTTTGCACGAAGTCTCTTTACTGCATCTTCAATGGTTTTCAATTCTGATCTGGCCATTGAATATTCTTCATCTTTTATAGAAACCTTATCCCAGACTTTACCAC